TCTAGGGAAGTTATTCGAGGAGATACTGACAAACTAGAAAAAAACCCTATCAACTTTGATAAATTCTATCAAGAGAATCTCATCAAATGGTGGAAGAACAAGGCCTCTAAAAGATATGAAAGTCTTAAGTCCAGTGGTTCTCTCAGATCAGAATTAGAGGTTTGGACTAAAGATATGCACATCGACATCATAAGGTAATTACTCATGATCAAAACATTAATACAAGAGTTTCCAGTTTCAACTGTAACGAAACTCGAATCACAAAGAACTTTCTATACAAAGGAAGAAGTCAATCTACTGATTGATATGGCGGTTGATAAAGCAGTCGCTGAAGCAAGAAAGATTGACGAGGAATCAATGGCAAAACATAATCGTGATGCCACTGTGATTAGTATGATTCTTGGATTTACAACTCTTGCGTTGTTTGTCGATGGACTACTAAGAATGTTGGGCATTATTCCACCATTCATGCATCTAGATGTAAATATTCTGGACAAAATAGAAACTGATATCATAGATAAGATAAAACAAGTTCCCATTCAAAGAATATTTCAGCAGGGTTTTAGATGAATGATATTTTAATTTTTCTTTATCTTATATTTTTTGTAATTCTTTTTGCCACCACGTTTGCTTTTATGTGGAGGATGATGGGATCAACTTTAAATGATTTCAATAAACCCATCAGAAGAAACGTTCATCCAGAAATGTCTGATGTGAAATCAGGTGAACAGTTATTGGTCTTTAAAGGAACAGAAGAAGATGACGATGACGAGGATGATGTAATCATTATTAGAAAATAAATTATGAAAGACTTTGACGATTCTAATTGGAGACAAGAGTATAAATCTTATACAAAAAATAAGATGGAACTTGATCTTCTTGAACATGGGCCTAAGAGTTTATCTCAATCATGGCATCTCCAAGCACTTTACAGTAATTGGAAAAAAATAAAAGGTATTCGAGATCCAGAACCTTTAGATCTAAGCTCCACATACAAAGAATGGAGTGAGAAACATGACTGAACCAAACGATCTGTGGAATGACATGGCAACACTTAATTCTCTATATGGAGAGTTATGTTGGGATCACGATGAAGTTTTGGAATTTATTCCAGACTTTGAAAACGACAGAATTATTATTAAACGCAAATCTACATCATGAATAAATTTTCACCATCACATTATCAAAGAGGTAAGATTCAAGTTTGGGATTTTATCGCTGATCAAGAACTTGATTTCTTTGCAGGCAATGTAATTAAATATGTTTGTCGTGCTGGACATAAAGATCAAGAAGGTGAGTTAGACGACCTTAAGAAAGCAAAAGTCTACATTGACAAAAAAATTGCCTTATATAATGACAGAACTTAAAGATTGGTTAAACTCCATCAATACCAATAAAAATAATTTAATTGATGAGGATCCAGATATAGAGAAGAGTTATCCATCCTACATTATTAATAGATGTTTATCTGGACAGATAGATTCTGTGATGTTTGCTAATGAAATGAATAAACATCCTAACTTAGAAAAGAAGTTACAGTATGACTTTTTCCTAAATAGTCTCAGAAAAAGGAAAAGATTTTCTCCTTGGCTTCGCAAGGATCAAATCGAAAACCTTGAACTTGTTAAACGTTACTATGGTTATAGTAATGAAAAGGCGAAACAAGTTTTAAACATTTTGACTAGAGAACAACTCTCGTTTATACGAGATCGACTTGAGACTGGAGGAAGAAAATGAATTCTATTGTTGAACCTCAAATCACTTGGTCGCCAGATCAGATGATTGAGATCACTTTAAATGAACCAGATGATTTTTTAAAAGTAAGAGAAACACTGACTCGTATTGGTGTTGCCTCAAGAAAAGAAAAGAAATTATATCAGTCTTGCCATATTCTACACAAACAAGGCAGATACTATATTGTTCACTTTAAAGAACTCTTCGCATTAGATGGTAAGAGAGCTAATATTACGATTAACGATGTACAAAGAAGAAATCGTATCATCCAGTTACTTTTAGACTGGGGATTAGTGAGTGTTGTCTCTACAGAAAAAGTAAATGATATCGCTCCACTTAATCAGATTAAAGTTATTTCTTATAAAGAAAAGAATGACTGGAATCTAGAAACAAAGTATAATATAGGCAAAAGAAAAAAAACGGAGGGCGAATGATGTCTGATTTAAGAGAAGACGTTGATAACTTATTGAGAGAAGTTGTCGGTGACTATAAAAATGATAAAGATTCAAAAAAAAATTTGAATGAAGAGAGTGATGAAAAGGAATTATTAAATGACTGAAAACTTACATCGAAAGACCTTGCTTCACCTTTTAAAAGAAAGAGCATACAAGCATGGAAATTTTACTTTATCATCTGGCAAAGAAACAGAACATTATATAAACTGCAAACCTGTAACATTATCATGTGAGGGTAATGCATTACTATCTCACCTAATGATACAAGAGATAGAGGATGATGCAGTAGCCGTAGGAGGATTAACACTTGGAGCTGATCCATTGGTGTGTGGTGTTGCACAGAGGGCGTACTACTCAGGACATAGACATGTTGATGCACTCATCGTAAGAAAAAACCCGAAAGGATATGGCACGAAAGAATTTATTGAGGGAAACAAACCACCTACAGGATCAACTGTCACAGTTCTGGAGGATGTGACTACAACTGGTGGTAGTGCGCTCAAGGCAGTTAATGTTTTGCGTGACGCTGGTTATGTTGTTAATCGTGTAGTTGCGATTGTGGATCGCCAAGATGATCATGAAGTATGGAAGGACAATAAACTTGAATTTATATCGCTATTCAAATTAGATGATATTATTAATTCTTAATGAAGAACTGTTACTTTATTTTTAACTCTTATAATTAGTTATGTGTTGATTTGAGGACAATCTATGCAGCATCATAATCTTATCTCATATAATAGTATGAGACCTTGGTTTAACATCGAAAGAGAAACATCTTACGGTGATTCCATTGATGACTACTTTGAATGTATCTCAGAGTGTGATACAAGAGACAAGA